ATATAAACCCTTGGGCAGATGAAAATATAAATAGTTTTAAATTATTTGCCGATACTTTAAACATGAATTTTAACTATTCACTATCTAATGGAGAATACCAAGATAGAGGTTGTTATATCAAATTAGATACTTCTAATTATCATTATATTACACCCAACAAAAGAGCAGAACATATATCTTTATTACTTCAAGATTATACGGGTAATGGATATTGTTTTTGTGCTGATCTAAAAGCCTATGCAGATAAATTAATAGATGAATGGCATAAAGACTATTCAATAGATGACTTTGCAGAAGATATACAAAATATAATGTTTGAAATGTGGTTTGCAGATAATCAGGACTACTTTTCTAAAGAATCATTTTTAAACTATGTTGAATCAAATGAATATGAATTTGATGAAAACGGTAATTTATTTTAATAAAAGGCGAGGTAATTAATTATGGCAAATAAAGGATATCTATTAGTTTGGTGTGAAGATTCAGAAGACTGGAATGGTAAACAAACTGACCATTATGAACATTACGATACAAAAAATGATGTAAATAAAGCATACAAAAAATTACTTGAAATGGACAATATTTATTCAGCTTCAGTATGCTCAATTATAAATTCAACAGATTATTAAAAGGACTAATTATGGCAAAAAAAAGACTAACAATAAAACAAATAAGAAATTTAGGGTGGAAGCCTTTAGCTACAGATCAAGGAACAGCTTGGTTTGGTGGTAAGTCACATAACCAATTATCTGAATATTTACCAGATGAAGCCTTAAAAGATACTGAATTTGAAGATATAGATTTTCTTGTTATAGGGTGGAAAAAATGAATAAACCAATTAAAAAGAAGATGATACTTAATATAGACATAATCTATTGGATAGTTGAAGAAATGTCAAAAGAAGATGTTGTTGAATTAGGTATTGGCACAAAAAAGGGTATTGAATGGGAAATATTTGATTGTATAGGCGATTATCTACCTATTTCTTACATACATAACTGGTTAGAAGTTAAGCCTGTTTTAGATGAACAAACAGAACAAGGTATGCCTTTAGGAGATTATGCAGAACAAGAGTATGAGTTAATGTGGCAACACCACAAAAACCCTAAATACGAATGGGATTATGAATTTTATTATGGAGAAAACTAATGACTAAACCAGTATATCCAAATCCAATTCCAAAACACTTACAGCACTTATCTGAATGGAGATTAAGAGCTTTATTTTATTTATTTAGAGCAAGGAGGTAAACATGAATGATCTAAAAGAATACTTTGCAAATATGCAAGGAATGGAGTGGGTTAGTTGGTATGTATTAAAACCAATAGCCTTAATATTAACCGTTATAGCATTTATTATTCTGTAGGGGGTGTCAGATGATATATATTAATAGAAAAGATGACTTTGGAAACCTTGAAACAGTAGGAGAGTTTAACGAGGGGCGTAAATATGCAAAGGAAATGTTAAAAGAATATCGCTTATCTGATTCAAGTGCATATTATTATATGAGTCAAAGACCTTGTAAGGAATGGCGAGTAGATGAGGTGTCAGATGATATTAATTAAATTTACACAAGAAGAAGTAAACCAATTATATGATGTCCTTGAAACAATACCAGATGAAATATATTTAGAGTGTCCTGGTACTCCATGTGATGAAGATAAAGTATTGCTATCTGGTATAGATAAATTAAAAAGTAAAGTTTTAGAGGAGGTGTCAGATGAAGTATAAGGTATATACAAAATGGGTAGGCTATTCTGAGATAGAAGTTGAAGCAAAATCAGAAGAAGAAGCTAGTGAAATAGTTGATGAAGGAAGCTATGATCCTGGCAACGAAAGACTTACATTTAATGGTCTGGATTATGGTGGAGATGAAGAAGAAGTCTATAAAGTAGAGGAGATAAAAGATGATTGATATTAAATGGCAAGAAGATAACTGGACTGATTTAGATTTAGAAGAGGGTGTAAGCGTAGATGTTAATTTTTGGACAGATGATAAGTCTGGCAAGCAATACTTAGCTTTTTATCCTACTTTTACAAATCATAAAGGTTGGAAAGAAACTAACGCCACAAAACCAATAGCAAAGTATAGAGTTATTGAGGAGGAACTATGATAACACTTGAAAGAATAAAAAATATTGCAGAAGATATTATCGCAGATGATGAATGGGTTAATGACAGTCATTCACAAGCAGAACATTCTGGTATTAAAGCAGGATTAGAAATGCTGATAAGACATCTTGAAGAAATAAAAGATGAATAAACCACAATACCGTATAAAACTTGTGTCCTGGGAGGAAGTATCAGCACATACAGATCCAAATTTAGATCCACACTCCAAGTTTGGTTTCTTAGTCTATAAGCCTAAGTCAACCGTATATGACCAGGCTTTTTGGTATGAAACTAATAAACTAAGGTGGCAAGGAGTAGCTAAATATGTTGCACAATTACCGTAAAGCACATAAGATGAAAGTTAGGCACTCTTTTCACAAATATTACTTCATAACACTCCTCTCCGAAATAATTGATTGGAGTGCCTTGTAATGTTTGAAGATTGGACTTTTTTAAACTGGATTGGCTTCGTTGCTATCATCTACATTCTCATTAATGCTAGTTTTAGCAGGAGAAGATGATTCTTCTTTGACTTCCTCAATAACCTTTGGATCTTCTTTCTTAGTTTCAACGCCTATCTCAATAATATTACCCATTAACTGTGCTAAACGCTGTTCTACTTCTTTTCTACTCATTTGATCTATTTTACCGAACATAACCTCTTTTCTATCTACTATCAGACCACCAACCCTCAAAAGAGAGTTTTGGGCCGATATTGCAGCATTAAAAGATCCTGCCGCTAAAGCCTTGTCCCTAATATCATATAAATCCTGGACTGCCCTATCATAATTAAGTTCATACTTCTTCTTAACTTCATTTGATAAAAAATTAAACTCTTTTCTAACTAGTTCATTTTTAAACACATTTACTGCCGCTTGGCGTGGATCTTTGTACCCTGCTTTACTTGCACACTCTACTAAAGATAGTCTTGGATTATTAACAGCTATCCATACAAAGTTTCTTTGTCGTCTGGTAAGTTTGTTGTCTAGGTTGGCAAATTCAGGTGGAACTTCCTCTTGATCGGAAATAATAGGCTCGTATTCTAGTTTATGTTTCTTGAATCCCATATTAAGCAAATTAGGGTGTTATGCTTATTTTAATACTACCTACCCCCACATTACCCTAATATGTATAGAGAGGATAGTTGATAGATCTATTACTTGTCAAGAATTATTTTAAAAATATAGATAGATTTCTTTATTGCCTATGACAATAATGACAAAAATGAAATAATCCTGAAACCCTTATAAACAAAGGCTTTAAGGCCGTCATATATGTCATGACAATAATTGACAATAATAGGTGGGCAACAAAAACACTATGAATAATAGAGGGTATTCCTGTTGCCCTGTAGTAAGTTTCGCTTTACATTTGTTTTCAGCTTACCACTATGTATGCTCACTATATAGAAAGTTGTTGCATACAAAACTTATGTGTTATCAAACAAAACAATAAAGATTGCAGGTATTCCAATTATGGCTACAAAAAACCAAAAAAAGAATTGTAGTGTTTCAATCATCTGCACTCTCTTTTTTTTCTTCTTCGACCTTATCCCAATAAACCAATACTAAGGCTTCACATTTGGGACAAGATAAATTACTAACTATGTGATAGTCCTCACTACCATAATCTTCTCCATTATGATCTGCGTCCCAAATTAATTTTGTTTGACACGCCCAACAATTCATATAGGACATTCCTGGCTATTATCTTCATCATAAAAATTAATTAGATCTCCTTGTGGATCTGTTGGACTCATGCCTACGTTAATTTGGTAATACTTCTTATAAGCATCTAACAAAGAGTTTGTTTTCTTGCTGTTATAATCATCAACGGCTTGTTCATACGACAATCGCATCATCATATATAGTGTTCCTGACTTACTCATAATTACCTCTCTTTATTTGTAATAAATTAATTTTACTATTTGTATTGTAAAATGTCTAGTCTTTGTTTATACTTAGTAAATATTTTGACGGAGGTAAATATGTCATTAGATAAAAACAGTATTGCTTATGCACTTATAGATGCACAAGTAGACAACATTCAACAACAACAAAAACAAGATGCTTTGAACTACTCAATCTTTGAGTTAAGAAAAGCACTCAAAGAAATATCTGACGAGCTTGATGTTTTAGTTAAAAGAGTAGAAACAATTAAGGACGCATCATGATAACAGTTGAGCAATTAATACAATCATTAAAACAACAAAACCCAAAAGCTCCTGTCAAGTTTTGGCATGAAGATAAAGGTTATGTAGATGTTTTTGTTTTTGGACAAAACCAAGATGAGATTTCTTACCAAATACGAAAAAACAAATTAACCAAAGAGCAAGCAAGCAGTAAAGTGTTTGTTGAAATAAATGAGGTATTGTCATGATAGATAACCCACCACTACCAGATTCACTAAAAAGTCATCAGCATGTAGCTATTGGAGATACTATATATTTTCCTGATATGGATAATGCATATTATCATCAATCG